CCTCTGGTGCCGCTCTATACCAAGCGCACCGGCTTCATGGCCGCGCAACCGCCACTCTTGGAACTCGCTCAATTGAACACGAAACACTGGTGGCTGCAATCGTCGCTCGACAAGCTGCTGGACACTGCTTCGGTGCCTATCCTGGTCATGGTGGGCGTAAACGAAGGCGATGTGCTGATCGGTGCGAACGCCGCCATCAATCTGCCACCCGGGGGCGATGCTCGCTACGTGGAGCATTCGGGCGCTGCCATCTCGGCGGGACGCCAAGCCTTGCAAGATCTGGAAGAAGCCATCCGACAGGCCGGTGCCAAGATGCTGCAACGCTCTGACGCCACGATGACCGCCGCCCAGGCCCGCGAAGAAGCCGCCAAGGAAGTCAGTCGGCTGGGCGTCATGGCCCAGGGGCTGGAAGATGCGCTGGACATTGTGCTGGACTGGTTCGCCCGCTGGCTCAATCTGGGTGATACGGGTGGCAACGTGGAAGTCCACGCCAATCTGGATCCGGACTTTGCGCCCACCGAAACGATGCAGATCCTGTTGCAGATGGCCAATAGCGGCAAGCTCTCAGATGCCTCGCTGTTTGCTGAGGCGCAGCGTCGGGGACTGGTGTCTGACGATCTGTCCTGGGAGATGGAGCAAGCCCGCCTCGGTCGTCAACCGGATGGAGAGGTCGGCTGACCATGGTCGCACTTGAAGATGCCCTGGAAGAAACGATGGCGCGCAAGCTCATCGATGACCAGCTGGATGCCTTGCGGGTGGCCGCTGCGATCAGCCTTGCCGTCTGGACGCCGTTCACCGATCTCATAACCGAGCTTCGGGCGCTGCTGGCCGTGCCCCTTGCCAATCGAATGCAGCTCGAGCAGCAGATCCGACAGGCGCAACGTCTCATTGCCGAGGCTTATGAGCAAGCGCAGCACATCCTGGACGACGGGCTGCGCGACTATGCGGCATTGGCAGCAGCCGCCACCCTTGCCACCTTGCAAACCGCCGTTCCCGCCCATCGGCCTGTTGTACGTGCGGCGCGACCCACGATCTCCTCTTTGCTGCTGGCCGGTGCGCCCAGCCACGAATGGTGGCGCACGCAGTCGCAGGCCACACAACGCGCCTTCGCCCGCGAAGTGCGTCTGGGCTTTATCAATGGGGAAGCGACAGAACAGATCGCGGCCAGGGTGATCGGCACGACGACCTCGCCCGGGGTGTTGGACACCACCCGCCGTCAAGCACGGCAACTGGTGCACACCAGTCTGCAAACGCTGGCCAACCACGTGCGAGAAGCCAACTTCCAAGCCAATCCCGATATTGTGCGCGGCCTGAAATGGCTGGCCACGCTCGATGGCAGGACGTGTTTATTCTGTGGCGCACGCGATGGCAAGGCATACAGCCTGGATCACCAGCCGGTCGGCCACACATTGGCCTGGGCCGGTGGCCCCGGAGCCTGCCACTTCGGCTGCCGCTGTGTGGTGGTGCCGCGTCTGGCGACGTGGCGTGAGCTGGGCATCGATCTGGACGAGATGCCACCAGGGACTCGCGCCAGCCAGGATGGACAGGTGTCCGCTACGCTCACTTTCGAGCGATGGCTGGCCACCAAATCCAAGTCCTACCAAGACGAATACTTCGGTCCCGGGCGCGCGGCGCTCTGGCGGGATGGCCATCTGACCTTGAGCGAGCTGCTGGATATGCGCGGCCGCCCGCTGTCGGTACAGGCGCTGCGTGATCGAATCGGCCCCGCCACCGCCAGTGGGCAACTATCCCTGCCGGTTTAGGTAAAAGCTAAATGTTGCACTGCAACGTCCTATAACGGGTTCTATGTAAAGTCGCGTCCTTAGGTTATGCCTTTATCGGCGGCATTTGCGCCATCCATCGCCGTCACCAGTGGGTAAGTGCCTGCAATTCGACCGCGTTGCCCACTGACTTACCCACTGCGAAGCCGTCTGCTCAATTTTTGCGCAGATTCCTTAATTTCCAGTTATCCACTGCGCTTATCCGCAGAAAGTTACCCACTGCCCGCCATCCGGCCTTCGTGCCCGATGGCGTTTTTGTTTGTCCCTTATTTTCCTTCTCAGGAGCCATCATGAAACTCAAGCTCGACGATCAAGGCCACGCGGTTGTGCAAGACGGCCACCCCGTCTACCTTCACGACGACGGCAAGGAGATCGCGTTCGATGCCGCTGCCAGCATTGCCTCCATCGCCCGACTGAACCGGGAACTGACGGATGCTCGCCAGCAGGCTGACACCGCCGCTCAGAAGCTCAAAACCTTCGAAGGCATCGAAGACCCGAAGCTTGCCCTGGACGCCTTGGCCACAGTCGAGAGCCTGCGCCACAAAAAGCTCGTCGACTCGGGCGAAGTGGAGCAAGTCAAGGCCGAAATCAGCAAGGTGTTCGAGGCGCGCCTGTCGGATGCCGAGCAACGCGCCCAGACGCTTGAGTCCCAACTCTACGACGAGAAGATAGGCGGCAGCTTTGCACGTTCGCGTTTCATTGCCGAGAAGCTGGCCATCCCTGCCGACATTGCCCGGGCGTACTTCGGCAGCGCCTTCAAGGTCGAAGCTGGGCGCATTGTTGCCTACGACAGCCATGGCGAAAAGATCTACAGCCGCGCCCGACCGGGAGAGCTGGCCGACTTCGACGAGGCCTTCGAAACCCTGGTTGAACGCTATCCGCAGCGCGACGACATTCTGAAGGGTTCGGGCGCATCGGGATTAAACGCCGCACCGTCTGGCAAAACGCCCGCAGGTGGCAAGACCCTGGCCCGCGCCGCCTTCGAGGCGCTGGATGCCACGGCGCGCGCCAGCTTCGTGCGCGAGGGCGGCACCGTGGTCGCCTGACTCCCTTCGCTTGATCCCCTGCGTCTGGCTGCCTTCCTTCCGATATCCCCTCTTATATAAGGACCCATCATGGCCAACACCCTCAATGGTCTGATTCCGACCCTGTACGAAGCCCTGGACATTGTCTCGCGTGAGATGGTGGGCTTCATTCCTGCCGTCACCCGTAACTCCAGCGCCGCACGCGCCGCTTTAGGCCAGGCCGTCACCTATCCGGTCGCGCCGCCCGTGGAACCCACCGACATCAGCCCCGGAGTCACCGCACCGAACAATGGCGACCAGGAACTCGGCTCCGGTTCGCTGGTGATCCAGAAGTCTCGTGGTGCCCCGGTACGGTGGAACGGTGAGGAACAACTGGCCATCGGTCACACCGGCCAGTACAACGTCATCCTGCGCGATCAGTTCACACAAGCCATGCGCGCACTGGTCAACGAAGTCGAACGCGACTTGGGCGCGCTCTACGTCCACGCCTCGCGGGCGGTCGGTGCGGCGGGCACCGTGCCCTTTGGGTCGGCGGGAGACTTCTCGGACTTTGCCAACGTGCTGCGTGTCCTGGACGATAACGGCACCCCGGCCACCGACCGCCAGCTCGTGCTGGGTTCCGCAGCCATGGCCAATATCCGGGGCAAGCAGTCGGTACTTTTCAAGGCCAACGAAGCGGGCACCGACGAACTGCTGCGCCGGGGCATCGTCGGTCGCGTCGAAGGGCTGGATATCCATAATTCGGCAGGTGTACGCAGCCACACCAAAGGCAGCGGGGCGGATTTCCTCATCAATGAGCCCAGTGGCGCAGCGGTGGGCGCAACGGCCCTATCGGTGGACACGGGCACCGGCACCATTCTCGCGGGCGACGTGCTGAAATTCGGCACCGACACCCATCAGTACGTGGTCGGCACCGCGCTGGATGCCGGTGAACTGGCGCTCAATGCGCCGGGTCTGGTGGCGGCGGTAGCGGATAATGCTGCGGTGGCGCTGGCCAACAACTACGTGGCGAATCTGGGTTTCCATCGTTCGGCCATTCACCTTGTGACCCGCGCACCTGCTATGCCAGAAGGGGGCGATGCGGCAGACGACGTGCTAGAGATCACCGACCCGGTATCGGGCCTGTCCTTCCAGATCGCGGTGTATCGCCAGTATCGACAAGTGCGCTACGAAGTGGGGCTGGCCTGGGGCGTCAAAGCAGTCAAGCCCGAGCACATCACACTGCTTTTGGGGTAAGCCATGGCCACGCGCTCCTCTCGCGTGGTCGCCGCCGCTCCTGTGACGGCGGTGGCGCCTACGACCACCGATGCCGTAACCACCACGACAGCGACCGACACGACCGCTGCCCATATCCCCTTGGTACGAGCGCAACCCATGCGCCCGGGCGGTCCCACTCGGGCGAATGTCGCCGCCACTGAATTGCGCCACTGGCTCGCTCAGGGATGGCGCAAGGCAGATCAGA